ATGTTGGACAACAGCAGCATTTTTCGTTTCCAGCCATCACCCGGCCCGGCTAAATTTGTCCATTGTAACAGAACCAGTCAGCGAGGAGACGTCGATTGTCGGGAAGTTGTCCTTGATGTCGTCGTCAAGCGGTGATGTCCAGTCGATGTAAATTGCCACGTTCGGAAAAGGACCGCCCGAGCAGACAAAACTTGCGACGGTCAATTCAGTGTGCGTGGCGAGTTCCGTTTCGAATGCTGCCAGGCTTGTGTTGTAGTCAAACGTGAGTGTTTCCAGGCTGCCGTTGACAGTCAAATCCATGTCCCAAGTGCCCGCACTTGGGTCGATAGGAATGAATCGCCAGATTTCTTGGCAGGTACAATCACCGCTGCCAGTCAGCCGCTTGCGTTTCTTTCTTGGCAGTACGTATTGCGGTTTCTTCTCGTACGCTTTAACGGTCGCGTCGATGCGTTCGGCTTCCTGCGTCGTGAAGATAACGCCCACTGGATCGGCCATCGCTTAGCCTCGCACATCACATTGAATCTCGGTATTGTTGATCTGAGCTGTCACGCCAGATCCCGTTGCACCGTCCGTGATGGCAACTGTCATGCGGATGTCCAGCCAGTCACCAGGACTGAGACCAGCACCGTTGATCGTGAACGTCTTATTCGCTGCGGTGGCAGAGTTGATTGTGGTGGCGGCAGTCGTGCAAAGATCAGATCCAATTCCACCGGCCTTGTCAGCCTCGTACACCTCTACATCGATAGTGGCTGTGGTATCGCTGACAGTCGCCATTTCTACGTTGACGACAAATTGAATTGTCTGGTTGTTTTGGTACTCCAGCGGCACCATAAACGATTGCCGTGCATACTGAGTGACTGTTGTTGAGGCACCATCTGACGAAACTATTGTTGGAGGTGCCGTCGCAAATGTTCCCACTGAGAAACCGAGATCGTCAGCAGTCGCTGACGCTGGCAGCAATGCACCAGAATCGTGAACCTGCCAGCCACGCAAGTCGAGAGGGAAGGACTTAGCACTCTCCAGTGCCATCTTGGAACGTGGCAATGCGAAAGTTGATTGCAGATCATTTTCGCTGATCTGCGATTGTGTGGTTTCAAGTGTAACGCCGGTAATTCTCATGACGATTCCTAAATGGATGCTGTGAAGAAGAAAGGAAGGTTGGACCAGTCTGAGGTGGCGAAATCTGTGAACGTCAGCATGACAGGGTCATTGCCTTGCGCGAGTGCCGCACCTTCGCCGTCTAATAATTGCTCTGTCGGTGCATCCTGGTCTTCGTCGCTGATATTCTTGACCGTGAACCGCTTGCGATTGCCGCCGCTCAGATAGTAAAAGCCCTGATCAATGCGTGGCAGGTTCCACTTGTAAGTCGTATTCGTGGTGATGTGGATTTGACCCGATGCCGTGTAATACTGGTATCCGTTTTCTTCCTTGAGGTCCGACACACTGAAGCCCTTGAACAAGCCATACTCCGCCTCGATTGTCAAAGTGCTGACACCATCCGTGACGCTCACCGCACCGCTGTTGGTTGTGTTGTTGTACAGAAACCAACTTGCATCCCACGTGGCAACATGCTTCTGAACCGGAATCACGATTCGTGAGTCCTCAAATGGTTGCGGTTCAAGTGGATCGCCTGCTGAGTTAACGTAAGCTTTGCCGTCCAGATCCTCGTCACGATAAACTTGAAACTCTTGTGAGTCAGCGCCCATCTTGACGCGTCGATCGATTGGATTTGGGAACTGCTCCCGCTCACGCTCATCGTTGCTGATGGGACGTGTGGACCAGTTGACATAAGCAGTCCAGTGCAACGCTGTGCGAGCATCAACGCGGACGTTGCGACGTGTATAGAACGGATTGGATGGGTGAGCTGTTCCAAACGTCCCCACTTCTGCTTCAATGGCTGCACGGACAGCAAAAAAGTCGTCATCGCGTGAATTGCAGGTGACGAGGTAGGTCTGATAGGTGTCGTCGTAATCCTCAAACTGACCACCACGTTCCGGCATCTTCTTGCAGGACACAACACTCATAGTGTCAGACCTCCAATTTGCACCATTCGTCCAGACTGCTCACGATCAGCAGCACGGCGTTGGATTTCTTCGGCCAGTCGATCCAATGCAGCAACCGTCATCTTCTGCTGTTTGGTGTTCTCTTGAGTCGCCTTGTCCAGTGCAGCCTGTTTATTGTCACGGTCCTCCGTTTTCTGCTGACGACCGCGTGCAGCATCTTTCACCGATTGAATCTGCTTATCGATTTCGGCAATCGTTTCTTGACGTCGCTTGTCAAAGCCTCCACGCAAATCATCCTGTTGCAGCCTGTCTTTGTTCTTCTGCATCGTGTCAATCGACTGCTGCTGGCGTTGCGAGAGATCCGGCCCAACGAATCCATGCTGCCTTGACTTGGCCATCCGTTCTAAGAATTCGCGGTCACCCATGCGGGCACCCGATGGATTACGAGCTCGCAATTCCTCCTCGCGTGCTTTTCGCTGCATGTCTTGACGACGCTTGATCGACTGCTCTCGTTCGCGATCTTCCAGTAGCTTCTGAAATCGTCGGTTGGATTCTTCGCGGCGTTGATCCTTTTGGCGGGCCAATTCTCCCTGGTGATCACGCTGTTTGTTCTTGGCAAGCTCGTCGTTGATCTTGGCGTTTTCCTTGACGATGCCCATCACTTCGACCTGTGCCTCTCGTGACTGATGAGTTCTCTTGTTGAGCTTTTCGCGTATCTTGTCTGATTGCTCCAACGCCTTGTTGTATTCTTCCTGAAGTCGTCTTCGTTCTGCGTGAATGTTGTTAAGTTGTTCTTCAAATGCCTGACGGCCTTTGTCTCCACCACCTTGCTCGGCAACTACAAAAGGTTTAGTGGCCACAAGTTTGCGCTGCTGTTCATTGAGATCATTCAGCGCGGCTTTTGTGTCTTCAATTTTGCCCTTTGCCTCCTGATACTTTTGAGCAAGATCTTCGCGACTCCCCTCTCTAAACTCACGATTAGCCTTGCTGGCCTCCATCGCCGCTTCACTCTGCTCTTTCAGTTTTTCAACATGGTCCTTCATGGCGTGGCTGGCATCTTCAGCGGCTTCCTTGTCTTTGGTGAGTGCCATGTAAAGCTGCAACGCTGTTGTGGTCGCGACTGTTGCGGCCATTCCCCACGGCCCGAACGCACCTGCCATCACTGTCAAGTTGTTGGATGCAGCTCTGACAGCACCAGCAAATCCCATTGTGCCGTAAACAGATGCAGCGTCCTCAACCATGTAGATTGAGTTTTGCAGGACCATGCGATTCTGGCCGGTCATCTGAGTGGCGCGTTGAAGCCCTTTTTCGTATGCCAGAAAGTTGACTTTGGCACGCCCAACAGACCGAGAATAGTTTTCTGTGGCAACCATGCTTTGCCGCATCGCCTCAACATAGCCACGCGACTGCAGGTTCATTACGACTGCAATGTCGTTCGCCATCACAGACTCCCGCTAAACAGTTGCGGACCTTGCCCCAACGCCTGCCGCCATGCGTCAGCAGTGGCAACTTCTTCTTCGGCCTCGAACGCTTCACCCTCAATGGATGTGAACGCAACAAGCTGACGAAATCGGTCGTAAGGGATTTCTCGTTTCATGTTCCAAAAGTCGACTCGGTTGCACCTCAGTGCCAGACGAATCCACCACTGTTCAACCGAGTCCTGCCTTAGTTTTTTTCCAGTTCCTCAAGGTCAATGTCCATCTTGCAGTGCTTCTGAATTGCCAGTCGCAATGGCACTGCAATTGCCGAATCCAGGCTTTTCAATTGTTCCATGTGCGAGTCGTCGTAAGCACGCTGACCGTCGTTGTTGACGATCGAGAGTTGAAACAGTTTCGCGTCGGTGTTGGCCTTCCAGTATTCTTCCATCTCACTGACTGTCAGCGATTGAATGGGAATGTTTAGACCGTCAATTGTCACCGTTTTGGTTCGTCGCTCCGTTCTCTGGAGCAGTGCGTTCGCGTCGAAGTCGCTCATTCGCTTTGACCTTCAGTTCCTTCACAAGTTTCAAGTGGGCTTTCATCACTTCCACGTTGTCCATGTCATCAGCAGGCACGCCCTTCAGTTCCATGAGACGATGACGCATCCGCATGAGTGCTGCCGGTTCTCCGTGTTCGCTGTCGTAACGCGAATCGCCGGTTGTGTGGGCACACTCCTTCTGGTCGTAATCAGCCTGCAAAAATTGCTTGCTGTCCTCATTCCAGAACGCAGCGCACGCCTGCTCGCATTCTTCGTCAGCAGGTTCAGCAACTCCGATACGGACCAGCCACGGAGAATCCTTGTGCTCTACAAGTGTTCCCTCTGGCTTCCAAATAAATCGAGGCAACCCAGACCCTTCAATCCAGTCCGGGTTTTCCTGCTGCATGGGAATCAGATAGCGGACTTTCACGAGTCACCTAGCTTGTTGGATATGTCACGAGCCCGGCAGTCTTGATCGTCACGCCAGTCTTGACACCATCATTCATGCGGATTGCTGTGGCTCCCATACCGATCGTGGCCGCTGTGAAATCCAGCGTGGTGGAACTGCCGTCAGTCAGCGTGATATTGCCCGCCACTTCCGTTCCGGGAGTCTGTGAGTTCGTTGCAATGAACTGGTGCGTGGCTTGCGCTGGGTCGTAGAACAGAGTCCCGGTAATATCGCCCTGTGCGGTATACGTGGTCGCCTGCTTGGCCACCGCAACACCACCGTCCAGCGTGCGCGACTCGAACACTTCCGGGTCTTGCTCACCAACGTCCAGTTCGATCATCTGGGCAATCGTCGTGAGTGATGCTGAGATCGTGAGTTTCAATGCTGTTCCCTTGGAAACCAGCTTAGCCATGATTGTCACTCCTATTGAGGAACATGCATAATTGTGAAGGTACTGGTGACGATTCCGTTACCAGAGTCATCGCCAAAATCGTCGAATTCGTGACCGTCTGTCTGATCGTCCACGTTGACAGCCATGACCGTCCGCGAACTGCCTACGTTGATTCCCTGTAATGCTTGCAGGTCGTCAACAATCGCATCGTTGATGGATTCCGCTGTCTGGCTGTTCTTGCCGCGTGTCTCAATGACGAATGTTTCCGTCACTAAATCGTCATCGTCCACTTCAAGTGTGCTGTTGGCGTTGAATCCTACACGGCGAATCAGCACGCTTTTGTAATCGGCCTGGTGTTGTGGAAGTCGATCGATATACGCAGCGAACCCAGCCGCCGTGACTGCTGACAGACCGGCGATGCGGTTTCGTAGATCGGGCTTGAGTGTAGCACTCATCGACTTCGCAACCTCGCTTTGAGTTCAGTGCGCATTGCCTGAATCGCTCGTGGAATGGCTGCTGTCACTTGACGGCCTGCATTGAGTGGACGAATGGACCCTCGATTCTGACCCTTCTTGGTCACACGACGCTGCGTTCCAACCGCCACTGCCGAAGCGTAGAACGCTCGCTTGGTTCCCTTTTTGCCAACGTTGTAACCTGCCTTCGCCATTGGTCCGCGTTTACTGTTTCCGCGTCTCACCTTGCGTCCCACTGACTGCTTCATGGGAGTGCGTGAAATCGCAATCCCTGTTTGTCGATAGGCCCGTCTGTTTGTGCGTGTTGCATTTCCAGTTGGTGCTGCCTGCCGATAAATCTTGGTGATGACGTTAATGCCCTTGCTGATTGCCGCTGTGCCTGCTTTTTTGTTCGGCTCCTGCATCAATCGCAAGATTTCATCATTAAGTCGTTGGACGCCTTTGATTTGCATTCCCATCACGCCACCGATGCATTCTCAACCGCCTGCAATGTGACCCACTTGTTGGTGGTGTCGATTTGACGGTCAATAATTCCTAGAGTGTGCGACGTGCCATCAATGTCGGTGTATTTGAGGCGATACGTAAGCAGAATGTGCCGTGTTTCACTGTCACCCCACATCTCAAACGCCTCGAGCCTGTCACCAATCACCTGTTCGTTGCCGATGCGTTCATTGCCGCGCAGTGGTCGTCTGTGTGCTGGACGGACGCAGTATTCTGACCAGTTCGCATCATCGTACAGATCGATTTCGTTGTACGTGTTCGCATCACCGCTGGCCGTGGATGGCTGCTCAATGGTGATGGAACAGTTGAACGGTTTTGGCTTGCGGCATGTCATGTGGACAGCACCCTGTACGGACTTAACATCGCTCTGGCTGCCGGATTCACTACATCCATCGAACTTCCTCCGCACTGCATCGCATGCCACCAGCCAACTGCAATCATCATGATTGACTGACGGATCGACTCAGGAACGTCATGTCCATCGTCACCGTAGCCAGCCACATAGGTAATCGTGATCGGTTCCAGTTCGTTGCGAGTGGATGGCCAGCTTTCGTTATAAGCTGGTGCCACCCGCCCGCTGTCTGTGCTGACATCGTATTTAGACGTGCTGAGCGTCTGTGTGCTGCCTTCCGTGTCGACATAGGAAATGGACGATACGGACTGCACCGGCAGACGCGGCAGGTCGATGTCTCCCAATGGGAAACGATCAATATTGAGAGTCCATGTGGCTGTGATGAGTTGGCGTCTGAGGAAGGACTCCACCCACTCACGCGCAGCCACAATGAGACTGTCAAACACGGAATCCTGATCGGTGCCACCGTAACCCAGCCAAGACTTCAGCTCAGCGGTCGTCACCGGCTCAATCGTTGGAGCTGTTGTTTGCGTCAGACCGAGAGTTTGAGGTCGAGACATATTCAGCAACTCCACGACGCACCCACCGGAAAGCGGATGCTGGATTCATGTCATACGTTTTGCCTGCAACAAATTCCTGGTTGTCGCCTTCAGGATCAACAACCGTTCGGCTTTCCAGGAACTTGACTTTGTCAGTGCTTGTCTTGGACATCTGTCATCCTTACGCGATCGAATCGCTTGTGAGGCTTGCTTGTGCATGGCGTGGCATGCTGCGGATGTAGGTCACAACACCCTCATCAGTGCCAGTGGCAAAGGTCAGGTTGAGTGTGACGTATCGCAGGTCGGAACCAGCAGACAGCAATTCTTCGGCTGTGCATTCCAGGAATGCGTAATCGCCAACGGCATCCGGTGCGGCAGATCCCGCTTTGATCTCCACGTCTGACCCACTGCCATCGCTCGCACTGTTGGCGAGGATCTTGTACGTCAGTGCGGATGTTCCGACAGTGCGGAAGAACGAGGCGATGAAGCAGCCATAATCACGCATATCGACCCAAGCCACATCAACCGCTGATGTACCGTCTGGGTCGTGGTCGTATTGGGTAATCGCCATATTGCTTGACGATTTGTCAGTTACGGTGGCAACAGCCATAAGGAATCTCCTTTGATTCAGTGCCGGGCTGCGAAGAACAGCCCGGCTATTAAAATCGTGCTGTTACGCACGCTCTGCGAGGACAACGAAAGGACTGAGAGTGTTGGCACCGTTCTTGGGTGTCAGTGCTGATTTCCACCACGGAGACCCGGTGTTGTACATGTAGAACTTGAAGGTCCGTTCATGATTAACGAACCGCACATGCATGGATTCTGCCTGCTGTGGAGTTGTCGATCCCAACGTGCCCCAGAGATACTGCGACCAGTCAGCCAGGATGATGTCACCGACATCTCCAAGAGTTGGACAGTATTCCGTGAAGAAGATTGGGCGACCCAGCAGCGTGTCAGGACGATCCGTTCCGTTGCCGTAGGAGAACAGCGGACGGTCATCGTTGGTCAGCGATGTGTGAGCACCGATCAACTGACGTTCCGTGTCGTGGTTGGCGAGCCAGATCGAGCGACCAAACCGCCAGGCACGTTCCTTCATCTTGAGAAGGTTGGCACCCAAGATCGTGTCAGCAGACTGACCACCTTCTTTGGCGATGGACACTGTACAGGCTGCGTTGATCACACCAACAGGATTGCCAGCACCAACGCCGTTGATCTTTTCGTTGAGCATGACGCTGCGGAATTCGTCTGCAAACCCACGCTCCAGCAACGCTGCAAAGGAGACTGCTGAACGCTCCAGCAATTGCTCTGACGCGTAGGACAAGCCCATCAGTGCAGTCGCTTCAAGCTTCACGTTTTCCATTGCCATGCGGCTGGATGATGGAGACTGAGTTTCAGTCGTACGCCCCACTGTCAGACCACCACTCACGCTTGTAGAATGGTTTTTGTCCGTGCGTGCCGGGATGTTGACGACATCGGTTTCCATCGGAATGGATGTCACCAGTCCGGCAGTCGGATCTTCTTCAACAGGCACACTCAGCACTTCGGGTCGGAATCCCTCAGGAACGAGGAACCCGCCATAAGTGTCATTGATGGTGCTGTGCTCATCAGAACCGGCAGCGGACAGAAACTTAAGTTGGGGAGTTGTCTGGCCTGTGCGGCTGCAATCCATCACTTCCATCAGGAAGTCACGAGGCTGCTTGTAACCACACTTCGGATCATCACGCCAGGCATCGCGAATCTGTCCGATTTGAGGTTCGTCGCTGGTCGTAAAACTGCCGCGAACTTCCTCAACTGTCGCCAGTCGATCTTCGTAGCGTTTAATGGCCTTGTCGGCTTGTTCGACGGCTGCGGACAGCTCGCCAAACTTTTCATCATCGACATCGGCCTCGATTCCATCCTGGAGTGCCTTCGCCGCGATGGACTTGGCATCCTGTAATTCTTTGAGGCGATCGCCTCGCAGTGAACATGGCATGTTCTCACTCCATAAAAAAACGCGGACGCAGAACAGACCACCTCAGCAAGTGAGATGAATCGTTCCACGTCCGCGTTGCGTGACGTTGTATGTGTTGTGGAGAAATGCCGACCGGATGCCGTATCAGCTATTTCAAGTGGTTAGTGTACGCCTGTGCGCGTGCGTGTCAAGATTAATTCAAACTGGCTGCATATGCCTGGCGTTGTCGCTTCCGTTTTCGGTTGGACTGAGCGGCGGTGACATGCTCGTTCAGCACTTGCTCGAAAGTGGCGATGCGGTCGACCATGCCGCGTTGAAGCAACTGCTCAGCTCCGTAACTGCGACCCTGACCAAACTTGTCCAGTACCTGATCCACGCTGGCACCTCGCCCGCGAGCCACATTGGCGACGAATGGCTCGTAGTAGGAATCAACAATGGATTGCAGGTGGTCGCGGTATTCTTCACTGAGCGATGTCTGCCATCCTTCTGCTTTGTTCTCGCCCGCGGTGATGTACTCGACTCGATAGCCTGCCTTTTCAGTGGCTTCGGAATCGTCCACGTGCGGCAAGATAACACCGATGGAACCCGCCATACCGGAAGGAATCACAACGAACTCATCGGCCTGCGAGGCGATGTGATACGCGGCTGAGTGTGCTTCTGCATTCGCCACAGCTGTAATCGGTTTCACGCCCCGAGCCGCGAACACAGCGTCTGCTGCTTCCTGCGTGCCAAACACGCTACCACCCGGGGAATCGACATCGAGCACAATCGAGGCGATGCGTTCGTCTTGCACTGCCTGATTTAACACCTGCGTGAACTCGGATGTTGACAATCCACCAGACGTGAACAGGCTGGGACGATGAGAGAGTGTGCCATGTAGGCCAATCACTGCCACGCCTTGACGCTGTCCTGTGCGTTCTTCCCTGGCTGCATTGACAGCTTCGAGTTGTTCGCGGATCTCACTGGACATCTTGACACCAGCGTCGCGTGCTTCCACGATGCCAATGATCGTTTCCAGTTTGGACCGCGTGATCGCCCACGGTGTTGCACAAACTTCGCTAATGATGTTGGAATATTTCATAGGACAAGCCCTTTCAGTGCTTGTGCAACGCTTGGCTGCAATTCCTGTTGATGCTGCATCACCCAAGCGTTGACATCTTCGGTGGTGCAGAGTTGCTGCACCGTGCCAGCCGTTAATGACTGGACCAGTGCAATTCTATCCGACTCACGCACCCCAAGTGAATCGCAAAATCCGTTGACCTGCTGATCCACCCACGTTGCGTGATCGGTATACCATTCCGCCGCCCACTCGTTGAACCGCTTCCGGTCTGCTGTAGCGTGCTTGGAACGTTTTTCGAGTTGTGCGAGTTCACGAGCTGCTATGCGTGATGCCAGATCGTCAGCGTAATGAGAGACAATCGCCTGCATCTGATTAGCCGGTGGATCGCTGGCTGGTTGGTTGTCGTGC